ATACCGTACAAGTACATACCAAGTCAACACCTTTTCATAATCTTTTTTAAAGTTTTTATTTTATCCCTCATTTACCATATTCTTTATGGTAATATGTTTTTAAAAAGTGTGAGGGGATAAGAATGAAAGCATTATTTAAAAAGCAGTGGTTTCAGTTTGTTTGTTTTGTTTTAATTATTGCTGTTGGTTTCGGAGTTTATAAGTTTGCGATCGCAGGAGAAAGTAAGGCTAAGAGAGCAGTAGACGGATATTTAGAAGCAGTTAAAAATGGTGATGAATTTAGAGCAATTAGATCAGATAACGTTCTAATTGATGTATTTGAGTACGACTTTTTAAAAGAGCTTGATCCGCCAAAAGAAAAGAAAACAATGAGAATTGCCGATAAAGAAATGTGGGAAGTGTTATATGGAGATAAAGAAGGTGATGAGCGTTTACCATTTGGTTTATATAAAAGAGATGAACTTGAAAAATATAAAGAGGAATATGAAGATTTAGAAGTCACTAAAGACGAACCAGACGTTTTAGAAATTTGGGATGGGGAAAGTTATGTGGAAGCATATAGGTTTCTATATAATGTAGAAATAGCTGATGAAGTAGGGCAGAAACTATTTAAGAAGGCCGAAATAACCGTTGAAAACAGCAGCTATTGGACTGGTGAGGAATTTAAAGACGGATATGTGGTAACTGATGTTTATTTGAGATAAAAGAAATAGCCTGTAAATATACAGGCTTGTTTTTTTATTTAAGTACAGGATGTAGATAAAAATCATCAGCTACACTTTCAAAATTATCAATATTAAAGTTTTCCCATTCAATCTTTTCAAAAGTATCTCTCTTTAAAGAAATTCTAGAAACATCAGCGTCACTTTCTTTTCCGTACTTATCTACTAATGTCATTTTCCAGGACAAAGCCACTTCTTCGACTTCTTTATTTTTAAATACTTCTTTGAACACATCTCTACTTTTAAATAAAATACCATCTTTGGCGGTTCCTTTTGACAAAGCTTCATCTCCCATCAGAGTTAGCAATACAATCTTATCTTCTTTATTATCTGTTGTTCCTGCATGATCGTTTACTTTTAATTCAACAATCCGCTTCTTGTCGTGATTCGTTTCTTCACCTAGTTTTTTATTTACCGCTTTTTCAATCTTCTTGTCGAGCGGCATGTTCTTTTCTGCTTCGACTGCTGCTTTTTCTTTTTGTGATTTAGACTCACCTATAAAACCCGCAGCAATTAAAAGAAATACGATTCCAACCCAAAAATACCACTTCTTATGCAATTGGCTTTTCCTTTTCTCTTTCAATTTTGAAACCTCCTAGTTTAATATATATCATTAATATTGTTTTTAATTAGGAGTGAAGTCAATAGTAAAAACTATTCATTTCACTTTGGTATACCGTATTGTTCGTAGGTTCGAGTATTACGATAAACCAAAAACTAAATAAAGTCTATGTCATTGATTATCAAACGGCCATTATCATAACCCGTATAAACTTCTTTGATTATAGAATCTATAAGGTTCTTTTTCTCTATATTTTCTAGTATGTTCCAGTTTCTCTTTAAATCAACTAATAATTCACGAATTTCCTCTTCTTTGAAGACTATTTCTTCTTCTTTTTCAATGACATTTAGTTGATTTTTTATTTCTTCCTCTTCTTTAGTGGCTTCATCCATTCTTTTTTTAAAATCTTCATAAGGAATTGCACCATCTCCGAAAGCATACTGCCAGTTCTTTTTCCTGCGCTCGATCTTTTCTAATTGTTTTTTTAAACCTTCTTCATCAACTTCAAATTTATCTTTTTTATCAAAAAACTTTTTTCCGTCTTTTATTGTTTCATCCATGACAACATTAAACTCTTGACCACTTATATAATCTAAAAATGCAGCTTCCAATTTCTTTTCTGAAAGAGTTTTAACACCTTTACAAGCACCTGTTTTTTTATATTTACATCTATAATTTTTATAAGATTTTCTTGTTCCATCTGATAAAGTCGCAAACGTTTTGAATCCGACTAATTTTTTCCTACAATGCGGACATCTTATTTTGCTACTAAAAATATATTCACTTGCAACACTTCTTGGTTCTACTGTCCTTCTTTTTATAATTAACTGTTGCACTTCATTGAAAGTGTTTTCATCAATTATGGGATCGTGTGTATTTTTGATTAGTTCGCCATTCCAGGTAATATGGCCAATATAAAGAGGACTTTTTAATATGTACATCAATGTCCCAGAATGCCATTTGTTCCCGTCTCTGGTGAATATACTTCTATTATTAAGGTGTTGACAAACCTTATTTGCTCCATAACCTTTCAAATACAAATCATAAATCAATCTTACATATTTAGCTTCTTTTCTATTTATTGATAACTTACTAGTTCGCAAGTCTAAATCATAGCCAAATGGTCTAAAATTAAGCGGGTGCTTTCCTTGTCTTGCTTTTTCTGCAAAACCTAAACTGATTCTTTCCCCCATGTTTTCTCTTTCGAACTGGGCGAAAGAAGCGACAAGAGTAATAAACATTCTTCCAGTAGCGGTTGTTGTATCATAAATTTCCGTTACTGATCTAAATTTACATTTGTTTTTCTCGAAAACGTCTAATAACTTGTATAAATCGAAAACGGATCTTGTAAGCCTGTCCAATTTATAAACTAAAACACAATCGATCAAACCTTTTTCAATATCGTTTATCATTCTTTTTAAGTTTGGTCGTTCCATGTCTTTTGCGGAAATCCCTTCATCTATATAGTAGCCTGCTATTTCCCAGTCTTGGGCAATACAAAAAGATTTCAATCTTCTTTTTTGAGCAGCGATTGAATAACCTTCTTTTGCTTGTTCCTCTGTGCTCACCCTAGCATATAAAGCTGTACGCATTTTATCACCTCGTAAATAAGCAGGGTTTCCCCTGCTTTTTTTAGTTTAAATACATTCACATTTTATAAAATTTTCTTGCTGAATTAGAACACCAGTTCTATTTTTGCTAAAAAAAAATCGAATTACTTCATGCGTTTCCTGTGGGAAACCGTTATCCATCATTAAATGTTTTTCTGTCTTATAAGATGTTAACGGTTTTTCCCACAACAATAGCTTAACGGCAAAATAATTCGCTTGCAGTTCTGTTTCTTCCTTAGAAAACAAAGTATTCTTAAAAAGAAAAGGACTATTTTTGTTCTTATGTAAAATCGCATGACCTAATTCATGGGCCATGACGAATTTCTCAAGGTGACTGTCCATAGAATTATTAAGTGTGATTATTTGTACTCTACTATCATACATGTAGAAACCTAACACTTTACCTAAAGGTAAATGCCTAACAATAATTTTGCAATGTTTTGCTATTTCGTACGGATTTTTGGTTGAACATTTTTTTACTACCATCGATATCTTTTCATCAATCAGATTCATTTTTACAATCACCTAGTTTCAATATTTTTTTGAAGCGAACTTCTGCTTTGCGATTTTCTTAGCTAGTCTTAGATTACTTTCAATAGCTTCTCTAACTAATTCTTTTGTTTCTTCATCTAGCGGTTCACCATTGAAAGATAATCCTGTTTGAGTGTCCATGCTTGCTAAAATATTTTCTAGTTTTTTTGCTATGTCTTTTTCTTCTTTTTGATTAAGGTTCGGTAAACTGTCATCTTCTTTAATAATAGAACTTACAGATACATTTAAAGCGTTTGCAATTGATTTTAAAGTATCAACACTTGGGTTATATCTATTTCTCTCTACATCCGCAAGATAAGATCTAGACATATGTGCTTTATCTGCTAATTGTTGTTGTGTTAATTTAGCCTTTTTTCTTAACGTTTTTATGTTTTCACCAACCGTATTCATAAGTTTTTACTCCTTGTTTAATTGTCGGGTTTTCCGACTTAATGACTTTATTATATCTTTATAAAGTCGGTAATACAATACTTGTAATGACGGAAAAACAAGTGATTTAAAGTAATTTGACGGATAAACAAGTTATTTTCTTAAAAATACTTGAATTTGCTAGAATTTGCGCTTATTTGCGATTTTACTTTTTGTCGTGATTACAATACAATAAAATCAACAACAAGGAGGTGAAAACATGATAAACAAAAAAACATTAGGTTCTTTCATTCAAGACAAACGAAAAGAAAAGAAAGTAACTCAACATATTGTTTCAGAAGTTACTGGTTTATCACGAAATTATATTTCTGACATAGAAAACGGTCGCTACATGCCTAGCGTGGAAACTTTACTGAAGATTGCCATCTTTCTAGACATTGATTTAAATTTACTTAAAATGACGGAAATACAAGTAAAGGAGGTTTGGAAATGAAACCTATGCCAGACCACGCAAAAAAGACAATGCTTATGTTTTTTATGAAATACAGTATACCACGGTTATTAGAGGAGGAAAGTAGAAAGGGATCTGAACAAAAAGTTTCTTAATCACTAAATATCAATCCCCACACCACCAATGAGTATCTAAACCGAGCGGAGTACGCCATGACGGACCATTTAAATCCTGAGCGACAGCAATAGCCAACGCCATGACGTTTGGATATTGATTGGTGGGTGTGGAGGGAGAGGAAGGGTAGGTGAGAAAGTGAACGAGATTACACTATCAAACGACATCAACGTTATTACGGCCGAAATAAACAGCTATAAGCAAGTGGCGGGTCAAGCGATATTTGAGATTGGTAGACGGTTGAAGCACGTCAAAGAAAACGACCTTACACACGGTCAATTTGGTTGTTGGTTGGCTGAAATTGGAATTGATCGAACTTTCGCAACAAGGACAATGAAGGTTGTTTCGGAATTAAGTGATTCGAATTATGCGACGTCGCACAATTTAGGAATGGAAGCACTTTATCAAATCGCAACACTTCCCGAACCTGAACGCACGAAGCCACACACAATTCCGTCAACGGGCGAAACAAAAACAGTAGACGAAATGACCGTTCGTGAATTGCGGGAAGTCAAGAAGACATTAAAAGAAAAAGAACGTCAACTTAAACAAGCACAAGAAAGCGAACGTATAGCAATACAACAACTAGAAAGATTAGAAAACACAGAACCAAAAGTAATTGAAAAAGAAGTCATCAAAGAAGTTCTTCCTGCTCACATTAAAGAAGAATTAGAGACTCATAAACGCAACTTGAACTGGGCAAAACGTGAGATTGAAAGACTAACAGAAGAACAGCAAGCAAACGAACTTCATCATGATGATTTTGACGAAAGTGAAGCAGAACGAATAAACAAAAGATTACGCTTTGAAGCTGAAAAGAATGTGTTGGAAATGAAAATACATGTTGATCGATTCTTGAAAGATGTTTCTATCACAGCTTTTAGAAAAGGAGCAATAGCAGCTGCGGACAAAAGAACGAAAGACAAGCTAAAAGAAAGTGTCGAATCGTTGAAAGAGTTCATCAGAGAAATGGAATTAGCATTAAACGGAAGAATAAAAATAGGAGGAATGAAAGATGAATATTGAAGTACAAAAAAACCCAATGGAGATTATCAAATTAAGTTTAGAAAGACAAAATGAACAAGGCAAAGCATTGGTTGAGGTTATTAACCACATTGAAGAAATCAAAAGTGATGTAGATGAGAAATTCACAGAAATGAGCGTTATGTTACAGAAGGTAGAAGATTCAGTTACGCTAACTTATCAAGAACAAAAGGAAATTCAGTCACTAGTTCACAAAGTTTCTGCTTCATTCGCTAAAGAATCGCTTGACGGTGAAAAAGTAGAACGAAAAGAATTCAGCAAAATTGTAGGAAAGTTTAGACGTTCTATTTGGAAGAAATTAAAAGACCGTATGAACGTACCGAGATACCCAGCTATTAGAAGAATAGATTTTGAGAACGCAGTCGAATTTGTTCAATCTCTTAAGATGAAGGATTTTTTAAATATATAAGGAGGGTGTATCTCGAATAAAACTTTTGTTGAAAAGAAAATAGAAAAGCTGTTGGAACGAGTGGACAACGAATAAAAGAGGAGAGGTAAATATGAATTTACAAGTTTTTAAAAATGAATTATTCGAAGTTGGTGCAAAAATTGAAGATGGAGAAGTTTTATTTGATGTAGAGCAAGTGGCTAAAAGCCTTGGTTTCACCCAATCGAAAAATAATAAAGATTATATCAGATGGGAAACTGTTAACAGATACCTTGAAAAGTATGTTTCCCAACATGTTGGGAAAGGTGATTTAATACCAGAACCACTAGTTTATAAGCTAGCTTTTAAAGCTTCCAATGAGATAGCAGAAAAATTTCAAGATTGGTTAGCAATCGAAGTTATTCCACAGATTAGAAAAACAGGATCAT